GTCTGGCTCATATTATGAAAGCACCACGACGACGTCGCAAAGGGAAGCTTTTTGTCCCCCGTGCTGACTTCATGTCAGTTCAGGGTGACTCAACGCTTCAGTACTCGCACCTCGCAGGTTATAAGTTCCTGACTAGTATAGTCGGGGGTCTTGTAACTGAACAGGTGTCTCTGGGCACGGGCTTTGGTCCTCGAGAGGATATTCCTCCCGAAGCCGAAGCTCGGTCTATGTACACAGACATGTGGGATTTCGAGATCGAAAACCCGCGTGCGCTAGCGCCTTGTTGTCAAGGAGCTGTGCGTGCAGCTCGCGACCGACCATTATGGTTTGGTCGCGGTCTGTCCGCACCGATTGGTCCTGGATGGCCAGAGAATTGGCGAAAAGGTCAGTTTGCACGAACCCATCTTCATAGCCTCCACTCTTACGGGTGGTGGCAGAATTTGGGTCGGCGAGTTGATCCTGTTAACCTATTCAATGAGTTTCAACGTATACGGAAATCAATTCCTGACGTTGAAGCTAAGAGCGACGACCTGAAATTTTCAGCGTCGGAGTTCTCAGTCTGGTTTCCAATCGTAGATGTCATATTGCTTCCTAAGCTTATAGCTCAGGTTGCGACTGGCATCGCTCGAATCGGCAATCTTCGCAGCATCAAACATCAAATGAATGATGCTGCAGGATTGCAGCTAGCGGTGAAGTTCGGACTTCTCCCCCTCCTTGCGGATATAAAGGAGACGTACCGATGCATCGCTAGTTTCAGGAAGTTCTATGAGACTACTATCGCGGGATTAAATGTTTCCCGTCGGTGGAGAGCTAAACCTCGGCGTTTCGCCAAAGTTGGTTCTCAGTATCATAAGATTCCTGGCGACACGACGTTGAGTAATATTCCATACTACTCAACGGACATCGCGGCTCTCGGTGGCGTTAATGCGATCCTTATGGAACGCACGATCGTCACTGTGAACAACGGTGTCTATTATCGCTTCGAGAGTCCTAATATGAGCTCGTGGGCGCAGCGGCTGTTCCAGATATTGGACAGTTTCGGCGTTCTCGATCCTAGTGCGGCGTGGGACCTCGTCCCATTTTCCTTCGTCTGTGATTGGTTCTTAGCTGTGGGAGACTTGTTACATAGTCTCAAGCCGCAGCTTTCGAATATCACGATGGAAGGCGCAGTTGGCTGCTCGTCAGTACGGTGGGATACAGACTATCAGTGGCAGTTCATGCCGAATTCTGATGGCGCGTATCCTTACTATGCTCACGTGCAGATTAACGCACGAGGGGGCATAGTTGCCCCCCCACATGTGCACGTGAAGGCTTACGCTCGATTTCCGGGTCAACCGGCGATCGATAAACGTAACCTTCACACCCTTGGTAAAGGGCCGTTCTCGCTTAACCGTATTCACACTATTGCGAATATTGGCACACAGCGATACACCCAGCGTCTCATTACGCTTGCAAAAAACAAGCGTCGATGGGAGCGTGGGTTCGGCGTGCTTCAAGTACTTAAGCACTAACTCTTTACTAATTAATTAGGTACAAAACCCAATAAGTAAAGGATAGGATCTATTATGTTTACAGACCCAATCAACCTCACCCTACCATCCACCGGGAAAACTCTCGCCTTGAATGGCGGGATTACTACCGGTGTACTTCGGTTGCACAACGCAGATAACGGAAAATCCGTACGCGTTGGGCCTGATGGGCTAACCCTTACGGTTAGTCATCAGCAGGGGAAAGATAACCGTTCAGTCGTGCGTCTTGATAAGACGTACGTTGATTCGGTAACAGGTGCAAAACGCCAGGCGTCGATTTATTTCAACCTCGTCAACCCAGTTGGGTTGAACGGGGCTGTCACGATCGATAGCGACGTTCTTGCTTTCTTCGAGAGCAGCCTTCTCTGGCTGTTTTCGAATTTAGCTCCGTCTGGGTTTATTGCGGATATCACTCCGCAGTTCCCATTGGATCGTATTGTCCTGCTCGAGCCTTAACAGCTCGACTCTAACCTACGCTCCACATGTGTGGATGCGCAGGAATGCGATTGTGTCGTGAAACATAGTCCTGTTCTAACTTCATATATATGAAAAAAGAACTAGACGTCTATATAGATATCCTATGCGCTTTGCGACGCGATTGTGCGATGACTTCATTGTCTGAGCATATCGAACGCGACTGCAATATAATTGCAGAGCATGCGATATCTAAGGGTCTGCCGTTTTTAACGGTTGACTTGCCAGCGATTGCCAAGGAGCTCGATAGAGCTCTCGGGCAATGCACACCTTGGGACCTCTCAACCGTTCGAGCAGTTCACCAGAACTTCTTGAACGACTTGACGTCTCAAATTGTGAATGATGACGGCGAGTACTTACTGCTCAGTGAGCTGTTTGTACCTGCTGTTAGGTCATTGCGCCAAATTTGCTTGTATTTCTACAAGCTTAACCTACCATACACCGATGAACAACAACGAACAGTCGTTGACCGATTCGTCGACGTCGAAGAAGAGCTTAGCTCCCTTCGACTCAGTCACCGCGACCCTATCCTCAAAAGGGCTAGGGTCCTTATCTCGCGAGTTTGCTCGCGGGGTGATCGTCGGGATCTGTGGCATGACATTCGTCCTAGCCACGGACCTGGGGCTGTCGCAACAGGCGAAAAGCGCGATAGAAAGTACCTTACGGTACGCTTTAACGCGACTCTCGAAGTAGAATACCCCTTTTGGGAGTATTTCACAACGGGTTTGAACCATGTTGCTGCAGCTTACCATGACTGGGATATCCGAGGGATATCCGTCGATACCGGAACCGCGAAAGTGGTTCTAGTACCGAAGGACTCTCGGGGTCCTCGGCTCATATCTTGTGAACCAGTCGAGGTTCAATGGATCCAACAGGGGCTCTCTCGAGCTCTTGTAGGAGAAATTGAATCTCACTGGTCCACTCGCGGGAAAGTCAACTTTGATGATCAGACGATCAATCAGAAATTGGCTCTCGAGGGATCCTCATCCTTCGCTCCAGGCAACTGGAGCCGTACGTTCGTGGCCCCTTGGGACACGTTAGATATGAGTGATGCAAGCGATCGCGTCTCCACGACTCTCGTGAGAGAGTTGTTTGGAGGGACAAGTCTGCTAAAATGCATGCTTGCCTGCCGAAGCCACGCGACCGTCCTCCCGCAAGGGAGAGGTAGGCTCCTGTTAAACAAGTTCGCTCCGATGGGATCAGCGTTATGCTTTCCTGTCGAGGCGCTCGTGTTTTGGAGTTTGGCATGTGCGGTCATACAGCTAACTGAAGGGATGCATTCAAAGAACATCCCGGAAGTTTTCGTGTATGGTGACGACATTATCGTCCGTCCGCGACACACCCGTGTCGTGATGGACGCACTTGAAAAGTATTCCTTAAAATGGAATGCTGACAAGTGTTGCACAGGTTTCTTATTTAAAGAATCCTGTGGGACTGATGCCCTTATGGGGCAAAAGGTTACTCCCATCCGTTTTCGGAAGCGAATAACGTCAAAGCACACCGCCAGTCAGTACGTAAGCCTAGTCTCGCTGGCTTCGCGCCATTACGAGCAAGGCCACCTTGCAACCTCCGCCCTCATCCGAGGATACGTGTTAAAACACTGGCCAAAAGCGCACTTCGGCGCTCTAGGTCTACCGTGTTCTTCCACGAAGGAGTGCATTAAAGAGAACAAAGCACGAGGACTGCGGGTTCGCCTTAACGGCTACCAACGTCTCGAGGTTTATTCTTACGTACCTGTCACGCGTCGCACCAAACGGTTATCTACCGGATGGGAAGCGGGTCTCCGCTCTATCGTAGAGCAGAAACCACAGCGCGTATCCGACTGGGCCTCAGTCGAGCTTATTGGGCTCAAGAGAGGCTGGGTAGAGATCGAACCACCAAGGTAAGATCTCTGCCCCTCCCTTCCCGTGAGGGAAGTGGTGGCTAGTTCGAAAGGGCTAGTTTGTTACCCTCCGATGCCTAACGGCGTTGGCAGTTCAGAAATGAACTGCCTCGGACGTGTAGCTGTTACCGTGCT